AGGCCAGTATCTCCAAAAGATACTTTCTTCACATTTCCTTTCTTTGACTTAACGTAGACGTAGAATTTTTTACTTCCACCTCTTTTAGGTTTGTTAAGAGCAACCTTTTTACCTCTGTAATCAGCTTCGGGTATGTAATCAACTGACGCTTTAAGCATTTCAAAGCCATTATAGTCAAAACTTTCGTTTTGTATTGAAACTGCTTTTCTTAATTTGTCCATGTTTATGTTACCCCCTATTGACTCTACTAGTTCTTTGATCATATCAAAGTCTATCATCTCGTCTATAGAAGCTGCTTCGTCGATTAGGTCTTCATTTTCGATCATTTCATCGATAACGTTACCTATTTCGAACAGAGGATTATAATTAGATGATACCATAGGTAAGTCTAATGGAACTTTTAATCCATTATAGTCACCGTATTCACCTATATCTGTTGTTTCTAAAAGATCTTTATCAGTTTCCTCTAATTCAATTGCTTCGTCTCTAAGAGCTTCTCTCGCTTCTTTGAATAATTGTATAAAGGCATCCGAGCTATAACGGTAGACATGCTCATGTAAAGAGAGTTTATTGTCTAAGTGGTACTTTAAAGATGGGTATCCGATAATGTTCTTTAATTTAATCATAATATTAATTTTGTTCACTTCTCTGTTGCCATTCCTGGGATACAGAGTCTTTATTTATTGGTCCTCCTTTAGCCCATGTTCTGCAACTTCTGGCTGAGTGACATTTAAAGTGGTGCATCCAACAGTAACCTAGCTTACCATCTTCATCTGAAGTAACTCCAGGCATGCACACTTCCATTCTAGGAGATATATCAAACGCTACACAGTTACTACAGTTAGATAGTCTTGCTGCTTTTTCTGAAGTATTCCAGTATTTAGCGATGTCTTTCCAAAAGCTACCAGGTTCACTTACATTTAGTGGACCGTATTGAATATGTTCTGCTTTTATAGAAGCATCTCTATTCTTAGTATTTAACATCAAGTCTTGAGTTGCTGCAGGACATGAATCGTTATTCTCTTTTAAAATTATATCTCTTAATTTCATAAGTTGAAGTCTTTTCTATAAAACTTACCTAGAATATTATCATTAATATAGTTATTTCTAGAGTCTAGTACTTCATTTATAAATAGGTGCTTACATTCAAAATATGTTAGCTGCTTTTTATTAGGTACGTACTGAATAATTTTTTTAGAAAATGCTAACGGACCATCTCTTTTTAGTAGTTCTTTTATTTTTAGATGAGATCCAAAGTAAGATAACCAATCTGATTCGGTTATTACTTTTTGTTTAGCAGGAGTTCTTCCTCCGATTCCTTTTGCTTTTCTTTCTAGTCTTAAAGCTTCTAAAGCTTTTTTTCCTAGTCTTTTGTTTCTTTCAAAAAACAAAACTTTTTTTCCAATATACTTCTGTTTAGTTTCTAAATGTGTTACTTCGTATATAAATCCGTAAGTTCCTTCTGGCATATCGGATATTTCGGTAATTAATTTACCGTCGTAAGTCCAAATTGGTTCTGTCATTATGTTTAGTTTTACTCACTACCCATTCCACTACCTGTAAATCCTCCTAGTGGGTAACCTTGAAATTGTAGTGAACTTGAAATTTGTGTTGATGGGTCTGTAATTATTTCCCCGGTGATTGTTTCATCAAAACCTTCTGGTATAGATTGAGAAATAAATTCATTAAAGTTACTGCCGGAAAATACTATACCAAAATCAAAACACGATTCAGATACTGCTCCTTCTATAGATGTATAATCTCCTCTATTAGCAGCTGTTCTTTTTATTCCTCCCTCTGATGCTGAACCTGCTGCTATTGCTCCTGATTCAAACATTGTAAAAGAACCTGCATAATAATCTACGTAAGGTATACTACCAGATACTGAGAATCTACCTAGTAGAGCACAGGTAAAGATAGTGGATACCTCTCCAGAGTCATTTATCTGTACAACTATTTCTGGTTTTACATCATCAGCTGAACCTGATTCTCTAACACCGTACCATTCGTCTTGTCCAACAAATGGAAATTCAGTCCCAAAGTCACTATAAAATATTGTACTTGTGTCTATATTAGCAATGCTCTGTGCTCCGGCATGTATAGCGTAATATGTTCCAAATGTAGTTCGAGGATCGTTGCTGGCATTGATATCATACTCTGTAGTCATATTACAGCCTTGTATAGCGGTTACCATTCCTCCGCTTTCGAGTCTATTAAACTCGTATATCTTACCTGATCCTGGTGCTGGCATATTATCCTATTTTGTTTTCTATATCAGTTAATCTTTGATCTAATTCTAATATAGCTTTATGTAAATGAGCAAGTACTGGTTTGTTATTCATTCCTAAGTAACCATCTGATTTTTCTTGTACTGCGTAAGGTAATACTTCTTGTACTTCTTGAGCAATAAACCCAGCGTCTTGTTTACCGTTAAGTTCGTATTCATAAGATACGAATTTTTTTATTACTTCCAAACCTTCTTTTATTGGTTCGATATTAGACTTTAATCTTTTATCAGAAGTAGTATTAAAGTTAGCAGCTGATATTTCCCCATTAGCGTCTGTAGCTACAATTGTACTAGCTGTTCCGTCATCTGTAGTTGTTATAGTATGTGTATGTGATGTAGCTGTAGTACCGTTAGTGGTTGCTGCAGTTAAAGTACTTGGATCTCCTAATGTTACTGTAGCAGCTCCAGATGTAGCACCACCGCTCATACCAGATCCTGCTGTAACTGCTGTAATGTCTCCTGTATTAGCTGTTGCACCATTTGCAACGTTTAAAATAGCTCTTACTTCTGCAGCTGTTAATGCTGTTACATTTCCAGTTCCTGATGCTGTTCTACCTATAATAGTATCGGTTGCTATTTGCTGGTATTTAGCATGGGTAACTTTATTAGCAGCTATCGTAGTAGCTCCATCTCCAGCTGATGTTACATCCCCAGAGTGATTAGGGTGAGTGTAATCTCCAGTAAATCCAAGGTCTGTAATTTGGGCTGATCCTGTAATGAATGTAGGTAGGGAAGGTATATCTCCAAATGTAATTTGAGCTCCTCCTGATATTAAAGCAGGTTTACTTGATAGACTAGCATACGTACCGTCAAATAAAGTTGGCTTACTTGATAGACTATCATAATCACCATCGAATAACGTTGGTAGAGATGAAATAGAACTATATGATATTTGTCCAGAAGCAGAAACTAATCCTGTTGGTTTAGAGCTTATGCTTGCAAATGATATTTGTGCTGAAGCAGATACTAAATCAGAAGGTAAACTTCTTACAACTGATCCGGATACTATGTCGGATGGTATGTTATCAAGCCCTGTAAATGATACTTGACCTGATCCTGATACAAGGCCAGATGGTTTAGAACCTATACTGGCAAAGGATACTTGACTTGATCCAGATACTAACCCTGATGGTTTAGATCCTATACTAGCAAAGGATACTTGACTTGATCCAGATACTAATCCTGTTGGTTTAGATCCTATATTTGTAAATGATATTTGTGCTGAAGCAGATACTAGGTCAGAAGGTAACTCTCGTATTACTGATCCGGATACTATATCAGCTGGTATATTACCTAGTCCTGTAAATGATACTTGACCTGAACCGGAAACTAATCCTGTTGGTTTAGAACCTATACTGGCAAAGGATACTTGACTTGATCCGGAAACTAATCCTGTTGGTAACTGACCTGAACCAGAAATCAATCCAGAAGGTTTAGAGCCTATATTTGTGAATGATATTTGTGATGAACCAGATACTAAATCAGAAGGTAGTGACCTTATAACTGATCCTGATACTATGTCGGATGGAATGTTATCTAATCCTGTGAATGATACTTGAGCAGATCCTGATACTAATCCTGATGGCTTAGAGCCTATTCCTGTAAATGATACTTGACTTGAACCAGAGAATAAGGCTAATGCTGAGTGGCTGATAATAGCTCCTAAAGAACCGGTAAGGTAGTCATCTATATCTAATCTAGAGTCAGATTTATCTAAAAAGTTTAAATCTGTTAACTGACCTGATCCGGATAGTAAGCCTGTAGGGGCTAAGTCTCCAAATGATCCTGAAAATAATCCAGTTGGTAGCTGACCTGATCCTGAAAATAATCCAGCTGGTAGCTGACCTGATCCTGAAAATAATGTTAAGGTAGAGTTACCAATAATAGAACCTAGAGATCCTGTAAGGTAGTCGTCTATATCTAATCTACTGTCAGACTTGTTTAAGAAGTTAAGATCATTCAACTGACCTGATCCAGAAATAAGATCTGCTGGTAGCTGACCAGATCCGGATATTAATCCTCCTGGTAGCTGACCAGATCCGGTAAAGAAATTCTTTCCTAACCCGTCTATCTTGTCTCCTAAAGAACTAGTAAGTAAATACCCTAAGCCTCCTATTTGTCCTGAACCTGATATTAATCCTGTTCCTAATCCACTTAAGTAACCTAAATCACTTATTTGTCCTGAACCTGATATTAATCCTCCTCCTAATCCAGTTAAGTAGCCTAAATCACTTATTTGGTCTGAACCTGAAAGTAAAGATAAACTTGAACCAGTTATTACGTCTGATAATGATCCTGTTAAAAAGTCTTGAATATCTAATCTTGATTCTGTTTTATTAAGAAAGTTCAAATCACCTAGCTGACCTGAACCGGATATTAATCCTCCTGGTAGCTGACCTGAACCTGTAAAGAAGTTCTTTCCTAATCCGTCTATTTTGTCTCCTAAAGAACCAGTAAGTAAAAACCCTAATCCGTCTATTTGACCAGAACCAGAAATTAAATCTAAACTTGATCCAGTTATTACATCTGATAATGATCCTGTTAAGAAATCTTGAATATCTAATCTACTTGCTGTTTTGTCTAAGTATCCTAAACTATCTAAAGAACTAGTTAAAGAACCAGTTTGTAAAAATCCTAAGCCGTCTATTTGACCTGAACCTGATATTAAGTTTAAACCTGTTAGGTCACTTGAATTACCCCATTCTAAAAGGATACCTGATGAAGGATACTTAAGTACTTGTCCTGCTGACCCTGATACAACTGGTAATCTCCATTGTGTATTTCCTATAGTTGGATAAGCTCCAACTAAATCGATCATTCCATTACCGTACATTTTTAAATTCAAACTACTTGTTCTGGATTGTTCTACAGTATTACCTGCTACAATACTTGCTGAATCAATAAATTCATTTTCTATACCGAAGTAGTAGGATGCATTTTCAGCACTTGTTACTGTACCTGGATTGTAATAAATCATACTAGCTCTATTACCTCCATCGTCGTTATAAGCAAAAGCCATACCCTGCACGTTTGTAGGGTTAGTAGTTGCTGCATTACCATTTATATAAAGGAAGCCGTCAGCTCCTGTTCCATTTACTGTTAATCCATTTGACTGGATAGGAGATGTAGAAGCATAAGAAGATGATATAGAACTATCAGCATTTTCAGCATGAGAAGAAGATAATTCATAAGTAGTTTCATGTGATGCTGATATTGCGTGTGATGCAGTTCCTAAAAGTGACCCTGTTATACCGCCTCCTATTACAGCTAGTGATCCGGTTATTTCAGCTGATCCCGTATATGGAAACCCTACTCCTGCTCCTGCATTTGTAGCATAAGAAGCTGTAACTGCATAAGATGATGATGTAGAGCTATCAGCAGTACTAGCGTTATTAGCATAAGATGAAGATGTTACTGATATAGTACTAAGGTCAATTACTCCATCAAAAGCATTATTTGAACCTGTTATTCTTAAATTAGATCCATCTAAGTTAACGTTTGAAATATAATCTACACTACCACCATTATCAGCATAAGAAGCTGTTAACGCATATGAAGATGATACAATTATAATTGAAGCAGTAGTAAGAGTAAGGGATGAACCATTTGATTCAGACCTAAAAAGTGTTATAGTACTTCCGCTATCATCATTGACTGATATAGATGCTGAATGAAAATAAGAACCTAGGTTACTATCCATCTCTGCATGAGTAAGTGCTGATCCTTTTATGTGTCTAAAGTTAATTGCCATTTTATATATCTAATTTTACTTGTACTGTTAGTTCTGTCTCAGCTGGTTTAACTAAGGGTTGACTTAGCTTTCCAACTGCTATTAATTCATTTGTATCATTATATAAACCTACAGATGTTATGTAAGGTTGAAATGATGAACCACTTACGTTATCTTTTAATTTATTGTCTGAACCAGTCAACGCACTAGTGTTAAGTGTGTGATTGTATTCATAATCAGAAACCTTTAAGTGGTAGTTATATGTATAAATAGGTTGATTAGACTTATAAGAAAGTACATCTAGTGAAGCAGAATCGTGAAAATATTCAGCTACATCAGTATTAGTAAGTACTACAATACCGTGAGAATATATTATGTTACCTATATTAATATGTTGTTGTGAGTCGATGAGTTTTAAATTACCCTGTCCGTCATCTACTATGGCTTCTAGTCCTCCTAGATACCCTGCTTGGCTAGATGAGTTTATTTCGGTTGCTATATATCCGGTCACAACGTAATCTTCTTCTACATACTGTCCGCCTAGAGAGGTTATTACTGCGTTGTTATAAGCCGGGATCATTTTAAATGAACCGGGTTCAATATGAGTTCCTATTATATCTCTCGGTAAAGAGTAAACCATAGCTGATGAGCTAAGGTATCTTGAACCAGAAGGGTTAATAGTACCGTTTGGAGTATCGGTTGTAGGTTCGTAGTGATCGTATATTTTTCTTTTAGGGTAGTCTGTTGTATCTAATCCAACGTTAGTTGTTACAGAAGAACCACTTAATGCTGCTATTTGGTAATCTGAGTTTAGTATAGAACCGTTATCTAGATTATAATCTCTATAGTAGAGCTGTTCTAAACTTTTATAAACTAATGCTGAGTTAAAAGTACCTTGATTAGATATGCTGCTTTCTGTAGGACCGTAATTAAAATTTGATTTACCTACAGATAGTTCTGCTACTTCTTCTGAACCTGATAATGCATATAGTGCTTGAACCCCAATTGCTGCTAAGTCGATAGTACTTCCGGAGATGTACCAGTTCTTTTTAGCTACATATGTTGTAACAAATGAATCTTGAGATTTTAGTTTTTTGTAAGCACTCATTCATTAATAGTCAAGTTTTATTCTTACTAGAGCTTCTTTTGTAAAATCTTTTAATAATGGAGTAGATAGTTTAGCTACTGCTAAAAGATCATTACTGTCGTTATATAGACCTACTTGTGAAATATAAGATTGAGGATTATCAATCATTGTACTATGACGTAATTCACCTGAGCCTGTTATATTAGATGGATTAGTAGAGTAATTAAATTCACTATTTCTTGCTCTAACAAAAATAAAGTTAGAAGATAAAGTTTCGTCAGCTCTCAAAGCAAATCCTGATCCTGATACTAGAGAATTTAAACAGGTTTCTTTTCCGTCAACTGTTGTGTAATTCGATGTTACATTTACAGCTCCCATAAAGTTATCTGCTACTAGCTTATCGGTATTTAGAGCTATTAAACCTACATCAGGGTATACTTTTCCGTATTCAATAGTAGTACTTATTACAGTACCTGCTGCTGATCCAGAATATAAACTATATACTCTACCTGCATCTACAAAACTATCTGTAGTCTCTGTTTTACTATTATCAGTTAGTTTAAGATCACCGGCTGATCCAGAAAGAGAAAGTAGGATTGAACCCGGTAGTATTTTCTCTTTAAATCTTGATCTCTGTATCGAAATAAAGTGCACACTATCTGGTGTTGTAGGTGTACCGCTTTCTAAAAAAGAAAAGTCAGTATCTTCATCTCCATTTATAAGAGTTCTAAATTGACCGTAAACTGTAGAACTATAAGACTTTCCTACTATACTTGCATCGTATAATCCAGAACCACTTCCAAGTCTATGACCGTATGCTATTGCAAACTGTATTTCTTGATCAGATGATCCTGTGTTATATACATGGTAGTAATATTTACCTGAATCTGTTCCTGCTTGTGAACCTGTAACGTATGTGCTTAGGGTTACAGCATTATTAGACCATGCTGGTGAAGTAATAGAGTCTGCACTTACTACAATGTCGTCGTTATCAAATCTTCTGTATGACATAATATTATATATTTACTTTTGTTATAGTTACAGGAATATTTACTCTGGCTCCACTATCTCTACCAATTAAAGTAATTGTAGTCTGTAATGAAGATCTTGTACCGAATAAAGTATTCACTGTTGTTGCTGTAAGGTTAATAGATGTCCCTATTACTGTCTTAGAAACGTTAGTACCTAATGTTGTTTGACTGTTAAGGTTATCAGCTTCTTCTGTATTTACCCCTACACCGGAGAAATTAGATAGTACTCTTGCGTCTGCTATAGTAGCTGTATACCCTCCTGCTTCAAAAGTAGAAGTAGCTCCTAAGTAGTTTAACGTTTGTGGAGTTATTGCTAATGCTGCTCCTTGTCTCAAACTAATAGATGCATACCCTGCTTCTAATAGAGGAAGTTTTGATGTACCTCTAGGTAGTGTTGAAAGTTTATATTTCATAACTTGAGTCTCATCTGGAAATGCTTCTAGTAGTGGCATGTTTTCAATTGCTTGTCCGTAGAAGGCAGACCCTGATGCATGATCTGGGTTATATAGAGTGTAGTCTATTTCATCATCTGCTAGTGCAAATTGTGTAATATTAAAAGAGCCGTCACCTCTAGCTAGTAACTCTCTTCCTTTTTTTGTTAAAATTGCATCGACTGTTACGACACTGTTGTTTAAATATCCCATTTGATTATGTTTCTTTTATATAAATATATTGGTTTAATGTTTTATTGAATAAGGTTAATTAGCGGAACTTGAATCTATTCTAAATACGTAAGTATCTACATTTCTATGTGAAAAACTTCCATTATCAGCTTGTGCTTGCCATGGTTGAGTTATGCTTATTGATTGACCAGAGTAGTGATTAGATGATGCATTAGTACCTATTCTCGGACTAACTCCAGGAGCATCTAGAGAATACCCTTCTGTTGAACTTATAAACGTTCCACTTATTATTAGTTGTTCTGATCTACCTTGTCTTATTTCTACTTCTGCTAAACTATTTGAAGAGTTCCAGTAGTAAATAGTTTCTAGAGATTTCATAGTTTTCATACTTACATGAAACAGATTATCAGTTGCAGCTATACTACCTGAAGGTGTTGGTTTAAGTTCATATCTTGCTTCACTATTATCTATAGCAATTATTTCATTTTCGTCAGGTATATATAGTTTAGTTTTAGTCACTCTTTTAAAGTCACTACCTACTAGCTCATAAACTGGCTGACCAACTGGTGGTATATCTACTGTGCTACCTTGGTGGTAACTTTTTAGTTCATCTGTAGAACCTGGTCTTATAACTTCAAAAGGAGGGTTGAAATAAAACTCATTAAATTCAAGATCAGAAAAAGATTGAGATCTTATGAAGCTTGAAGAAACCAAAAGAGGGTATTTAACTGCTTCAAACTTCTTGAATGAAAGAGCAGGGTCATTGTAGAATAAACTACCGCTATCAAGTTTGGCTCCATCGTATCTAGCTGATGTCCAGGTTTTAGAGTAAAGGTTAGATTCTTGAAATGAAGCTGTAATAGCTGTGTTATTTAATATTGCTGTGAGGTTACGAGGTCCTAAAGTATTACCCGATCTAGAGTAATCTACTTCAAAAACTCCTCCTGTACCTGTACCTGCTGAACCTGTTAAGTATCCTCTTCTAGGCTCTATAGCATTATTAAACTGAGAATTATAATCATTATTTTTAAAGTCATACAGTCTTGGCAAAGGTAGTAAAGTAGAGAATGTACATGAACCAGTAATAGTATCTAACGACCCAGTAAACCCAGGTATTATTTCGTATAGGTAGTAGTTGCTGTATGCAACTCCATTGTCAGTGCTAAGTGTTACGTCTCCTATTTCGATAGAAGTAAGATTCTGTATACTT